TGGCCGCAGGAAAGGAGCGCGCTGCTACAGAGCGTCGAGTTAATCAGAGCATGCGCGACTTTGTGCAAGCCGGTAATTATAAGAAAGGTGGCAAGGTCGCTAAGTACGCCAAGGGTGGTGGCGTCGAAGCCAAGGGTAAAACCAAGGGCAAGGTCGTCAAGATGGCTACGGGTGGTTCCGTTCGCGGTTACGGTATCTCCAAAGTAACTAATAAAACGAAGTATTGCTAAGTGCCTACTACCTCTGATAAACAGGAACGCTTCATGCAGGCTGTAGCCCACAACCCGGCTTTTGCTAAGAAGGCCGGTGTTTCTCAATCAGTTGGCCGTGAATTTACCAAGAAAGAAGGTGGTCCCGTGAAAGATTCTAAAGAGATGATGGGCAAGGAGTTGTCCTTCATGAGAAAAAAGGGCGCTCCTAAGTCGATGATTAGACACGAACAAGCTGAAATGGAAAACATGAAGCCCAGCCGTGTTAAGAAATACGCCCGTGGTGGCGGCGTCGAACGTAAAGGTAAGACTCGCGGTAAGATGTGCTAAAGAGTTACAGGCCTATCAGACGCAATGACTACATCCGGTACCTCCTCCTTTGATCTTCAAATTACCGATCTGTTCGAAGAAGCATACGAACGGGCGGGGTCAGAGATGCGCTCGGGTTACGATTTTCGTACCGCCCGACGTAGTTTTAATTTACTGTCTACAGAGTGGGCAAACCGTGGGATCAACCTTTGGACGGTAGAAAGCGGGTCAATTCCGCTTGTGGCGGGTACCGCTACATATAACCTACCTGTTGACACGATTGACTTGATTGAGCATGTGATCCGGCAAAACCCCGGCAATGCGTCTACGCAGACTGATATCAGTATCTCGCGTATCTCAGTCTCAACCTACTCCACGATCCCGAACAAGCTTAATACGGGCAGGCCGATTCAGGTCTATATCAATAGGCAGTCGGGCGCGACGACGCCGACGGGCGTTCAATACCCCACCATCACAGTATGGCCGGTCCCACCAGACAATACCTACACGTTCGTTTATTGGCGGTTGCGTCGGATGCAAGATGCTGGTAACGGCAGCGAGACTGCGGATATCCCGGCACGGTTCCTCCCTGCATTGACCGCTGGACTGGCATATCAAATTGCCATGAAGCTACCAGAATCTGCGCCGCGTTTGCCTATGCTCCAAGCTGAGTATGAACGTCAGTGGCAGTTAGCGTCCGAAGAAGATCGTGAAAAAGCCCCGGTTCGCTTTGTGCCGAGAAATACGTTTTATAGATAGGGGGAGCCGTGCCTAATCGGTTTTCCTCTGGTAAGTTTTCAATCTCGCAGTGTGACCGCTGCGGATTCCGTTTTAAGCTAAAAAAGCTTAAATCGTTGACGATCAAGACCAAGAATGTAAATATTCTTGTGTGCCCTGAATGCTGGGAAAAAGACCATCCGCAGCTTCAGCTTGGCCTTTATCCTGTAAACGACCCCCAAGCGGTACGCAACCCAAGACCTGATTTTTCAGAGTACCCCCAGAGTCGTAGTTACACTGAAGTCATAAATAACGGTGTATCCTTAAATTTATATGTTGGTGAATTGACCTTAACTGAGGTCTTTACTCCTGTTTTGGACCTTATATTTACGTCTGGCTCGCTAGACTCGCGTGTCACGTTTAGCCGCGCAAGCACAGCAACCCGGATCAATTCATTAGGAATACTTGAGACTGCTGCGATCAATGCCCCGCGTTTTGATTACGATCCGATAACGCTCGCGCCCATGGGCTTGCTAATCGAAGAGCAGCGAGTGAACTTAATGCTCAATAGTAGCAGCATGTCGTCAATACAGTTGACCGCTGGACTAAGAACTGCAAACTCTTTAGTTGCCCCTGACGGGACACTCAGCGCATCTGTAATAAACGGAGTTGGCGGTGCTACCCCCGCTACTTGGACGCAATCGGCTACCGCAACAGGCACGACCTCCACATTTACTGTTTACATAAAAGCGGGCCTCAGCAGTTCTGTTACGTCTTTTCCTTTGCTGATGCGTAACTCTACAACTGCTGTTAATTTTACAGCGGGTGCGTTTAATACGGCTACAGGAGTAATTTCTGGGACCGGCTGGTCATCAGTAAATGTCGGAAACAACTGGTACCGGGTTTCTTACACAAACAAAACGTCAGAAATTATTTCCGTCGGAAATACGATTGTGTGCTATATGGGGGCAACGGGCGGGGTGATATACCAGTCAACTGTTGCTCTTGGGCTTTGGGGCGTTCAATTGGAAGCAGGTGCATTTGCCACTTCCTATATACCAACTGTAGCAACCCAAGTCACGCGAAGCGCAGACGTTGCAAGTATGACTGGAACAAACTTTTCATCGTGGTACAACGCGACTGAGGGGAGTTTCTTTGTGGAGTTTCAGACGCTGTTTTCTTCGGCGGCTGATGTAAGTAGAGGCGTGCTTGGCGGGGATGCGACATCAAACAAGCGATATTTTTATATCGGAGCGTCCAGTGACGTTGTTGCTTCTTATGATGGGACTAGCATTTCTGGTACTTCTGCCGATATCACTGGCCCAATTGCAAAGGCGTGTTCCGCATATAACATAGCAAACCGATTTATTTGCTCGCAAGGCAACGCAGTACAAACTGCATCAGTCGCCTTTGGTTATCCGGCAACAACAAGAATTGACATTGGGGCTTTTGGGGCTGCGGGAAATTTTCTTTGTGGTTACATCCGGCGCATCAAGTATTACAACATACGACTGCCAAACTCTGAACTTCAGGCGATAACAGTGTGATTAACTATTACCTAGAGTATACAAATTAGACTTAAGCGCGGTCGATCTGTACTCAATTTCCCTGTAGACCCGTTATACTTAGTATAAGACCGTTTAATTTTTAGCCTAGACTGCATTGAAAGGATGTGATATGAATTCTATTAAGAAAACCCTCGCCGCACACATGCGGACTCCTATGGCTAAAGCGCACCCAAAAGGTTTCAAGGCCGGTGGTGTGACTTCGATGGATGCCAAGAAGTACGGTCGCAACATGGCTCGCGTCATGAATCAGCGGAGCAAAACCAAATGAAGACCGCTCAACCCAAGTCAGTCCCCGTGCCCAATACTGCTGGCTATCCTCAAACGGATATCGGTAAAGCCGGTGTGTGGACTAAAGGTAAGTTTGCCCCCGGTGTGGGTCAGAAAGAGTACAGCACCATGCGTGGTGCAGGTGCCGCCACCAAGGGTACTAAGTTTCTGAAGAACGTCGCGCTTAGCAAATGAACTACTCGGAGCTTGTAACAGAGATTCAGTCGTATACGGAGAATTCGTTCTCTACGGCTGACGTTAATACTTTTATTACGCAGGCAGAGCAAAGGATTGCTAATGCCGTACAGCTTCCCGCGTCTTTTAAGTATTCAACTCTGTCTACGAGTATTGGTGTAGCTACGCTTACGCTACCTGCTGACTATCTGTCTACCTTCTCGGTCGCGCTTCAGTTGCCCTCGGGGACGCAAGCCTACCTAATGAACAAGGACTTTACGTTCTTGCGGGAAGCATTCCCGACGACAGCTACCGGTCAGCCGCAGTATTACGCACTGTCTCAAGCGTATGAGATTACACTCGCCCCGATCCCGAGCGCAGTTTATCCAGTAAACGTAGCTTACTTCGGTTATCCGGACTCGATAACTCTCCCTGCGGGTACAAGTTGGCTTGGAGAAAACTTCAGTTCTGTACTTCTGTATGGCTCTCTAGTCGAAGCCTATACGTTTATGAAGGGCGATGCGGATCTGTTGCAGGTCTACGAAGCAAAATTCAAAGAAGCAGCGGCGCTTCTCAAGCAGCTTGCGGATGCCAAGAATCGTCAGGACACGTTCCGCAGCGATCAGGTCCGTTATCCGGTGAAGTAATATGCCACAAGTCGTCTGTAACTCCTTCAAAGTCGAACTCTTTAAGGCGATCCATGATTTCACGGCATCGACAGGCGACACATTTAAAATCGCGCTTTATACGTCAGCGTCTACGATCAGTGCGTCAACAACAGCTTACACAACAACAGGTGAAGTTACTGGTCCCGGATACACCGCAGGTGGAGTTGTTCTTACCTCCATCAGCCCGACGCTAGTCGAAAGTACGGTTGTTATCGACTTCGCTGATGTGACGTTTAGTTCCGTGACGCTGACCTATGGTAAGGCTCTAATTTATAACGTCACTAAAGCAAATCGCGCTGTTATAGCTTTCGATTTCGGAACCAACATGGTTATGAGTGGCGGCAACCTCGTCATACAGATGCCCCTCCCCAATGCTGGCACAGCAATTTTAAGAGCGAACTGAGATGCCTTCGACTTACTCACCAAACCTCCGTATCGAACTTATCGGTACTGGTGACCAATCCGGTACTTGGGGTGTTACTACCAATACCAACCTTGGTACGCTGATTGAGCAGGCGATTGCTGGGTATAGCACTGTAAGTATCACAAATGCCGATTACACGCTGACCTCTAATAACGGCGCTACTGACCAAGCCCGGTCAATGGCGCTAAACATCACTTCATCAGTCTCCCTTTCCGCTACCCGTAACATCGTTTGCCCGAGTGTTTCGAAGCTCTATGTGGTGCGTAACGCCACAACCGGTGGACAAAGTATTGTCCTGAAAACCGCAGCCGGATCGGGGGTTACGATTGCTAACGGCTTGACTTCAGTAGTTCTGTGTAACGGAACAGATGTAATTGACGCTGTAAGCGGTAAGCAAACTACGCTTGGGTTCACTCCAGTAAATAAAGCTGGAGACACGATGACGGGTCTGTTGACTCTTTCTGGTCCCCCAACGGTGGCGCTGCATGCCGCTACTAAAGCCTACGTTGATGCTCAGTCGAATCTAGGATTTACTCCGGTTAATAAGGCCGGTGACACAATGACGGGTCTGCTAGTTCTTTCTGGCGCTCCGTCTGCTACGCTTGGTGCCGCTACTAAAGGATACGTTGATACTGCTGTTGCTGCTGGTGGGCTGGGTTTCACCCCCGTGAATAAAGCCGGTGACACAATGACGGGCCTGTTGGTTCTGTCTGCCGACCCTTCTGCTGCGCTTGGCGCAGCTACTAAGCAGTACGTTGATAACGGTCTTGGCACAAAACAAAACACACTTGCGTATACCCCTGTAAATAAAGCCGGCGACACAATGACGGGTCTGTTGACCCTCTCTGGCCCCCCGACGGTTGCTCTTCACGCTGCAACCAAGGCATATGTAGACGCTCAATCGGGTCTTGGCTATACCCCAGTGAATAAAGCTGGGGATACGATGACAGGTCTGTTGGTTCTGTCTGGTGATCCTTCCGCTACGCTTGGCGCAGCGACTAAACAATATGTAGATAACGGACTCGCCACAAAACAAGCTTCGTTAGGGTTCACTCCGGTAAATAAAGCCGGTGACACAATGACGGGTTCGTTGGTCCTCAATGCTGATCCGTCTGCTACGCTTGGAGCGGCAACTAAAGGTTACGTTGATACTGGATTAGCTACTAAACAGGCGTCCCTCGGGTTTACAGCAGTAAATAAAGCCGGTGACACAATGACCGG